GAGCATATTATATTGTATGCATAGAAGATACTACTAATAGTCATTATCAAATATCAGAAGTCATAGTAGTAGATGATGGTACTACTTCTTACTTTACAGAGTATGCTATTAACCAAACTGTAACAAACCTTGGTGATTTTAATGCTGCTATCTCAGGAGATTATACTACTCTAACATTTAAACCTATAGCAAGTGCTAATGTTCAGGTTAGGGTATTCCAAGCTGCTTTAAGACTAGTTGATGAAGCAAACGAGAACACTGAAATAGATTTAACTAATGCTACTATAGATACTGGATTTGGTGCTTATACTGCTACTGAGACTGATGTTAAGAGGGCATTTGATCTTAATCATAGACAACTACCAATCTTTAAGAGAGACTTTGTTGGAAGTGCTACTACTACAGTTAGTTTGACTGAAGACACTATTACTTTACCTGATCATTATTTTGTTACTGGAGAGGAGTTATCTTACAGATATACTGGAACTGGTACTACTTCTGCTATTGAAATTGAATCACAAGCTATAACTGGATATGGTACTACAGATAAAATGCCTTCAACAGTCTATGCTGTTAAAGTTGATGATACTTCCATTAGACTTGCTACTTCTGCTGAGAATGCATTAAAGACTACTCCTACTTATTTGGATATTACTGCTGTGGGTGTTGGAACTTCTCATTCCTTTACTTCTAAGAAACAAAATTCAAGATGCATATTAAGTATTGATAATGTGGTTCAATCCCCAATAGTTGCTACTGCTGTAACTACTACTATTACTGCTGACGTATCTGCTACAACAGATAAGATTAAATTGTCAGGTATCACGTCTATTACTGGTGGTGATATGTTGAAAATTGGTAGTGAGATTATGAAGGTGGATTCTGTTGGATTGGGTGCTACTAACGTTCTATTAGTAACTAGACCTTGGATGGGTACACAATCAAATGTTCATAGTGATGGAACTTTAATTACTAAGGTAGAAGGAAATTATAATATTGTTGATAGTACTGTTAACTTCTTTACTGCTCCTGTTGGATTAACACCATTATCTACTACTACCAATGAACCAGATGAGAGGGATTGGGTTGGTATTGCTACTCATTCATCCTTTAATGGAAGATCCTTTATGAGATCTGGTATTACTGGTAGTTCTGATGAACCATATTCTAAGAATTACATCTTTGATGATATTTCTGGTAATTTTACTGGATTAACCACTCAGTTTACTCTCCAATCAGATGGAAGTAATATAGCAGGATTCTCAACTAATAATGCTCTAGTATTAGTAAATCAGGTAACTCAAGGACCTCAAAGATATACTGGCACTGTTCATGTTCCTGGAGATTATACACTTATAGAAAATGTAGGAATTACTAGTATTCAGTTTACAGGATCTATATCATCAGTTACTTCTGATCCTAATAGTTCTAATGTTCCTTTAGGTGGTGTTATTGTTTCTGTTGGGTCTACAGAAGGTTTAGGGTATCAACCATTAGTTGCTGCAGGTGGTACTGTTGTTGTTTCTGGATTGGGTACTATTAGTTCTGTAAGTATAGGAAATAGTGGTTCTGGTTATAGATCTGGTATTCAAACTGTAGTTAATGTAGGAGTTCAAACTTTAAGTACAGGAGCTCCTAATATTGAATTTATTGGTACTGCTGCTATAAGTGGTGGTAATATTGTAAGTATTGCTATTACTAATCCAGGTACTGGTTATACATCAACTAATCCTCCATCAGTTGTTATAGATGAACCATTATCTTATGATAATATGCCTCTATTCTATTCTTCAAATCAATCTGGAGTAGGATCAGAAGCAAGAGCAAATGTAGTTGTTGGATTGGGTGGTAGTGTAATTGATTTTGAAATTACTAATCAAGGATATGGTTATGGAGAAACTCAAAAATTAACTATAGGTGTTGGTGGTACTGTAGGTATTCCAACTGCAGGAGCTACCGAATTTAGAGAATTTCAACTAACAGTTAATGAGACTATTAGTGATAGTTTTGTTGGGTGGACAGTTGGAGATTTCCAAGTTTTAGATCCTTTAGATAGTTTATTTGATGGAAAGGCAACTTCCTTTGCATTAAATTTAAATGGTATACAACAGACTATTCAATCTAAACCAGGATCAAATATAGATGTTGAAGTTGCTATATTAGTGTTTATAAATGATATTCTTCAAGTCCCTGGAGTAGGATATGAATTCAAGGGTGGTAGTTATATTACATTTAAAGAAGCTCCTAAAAATGGAGATACTACAAAGATTCTCTTCTATCAGGGTACTGGATCTGTAGACGTTTCTAATGTTGATATATTAGAAACAGTTAAAAAGGGTGATACTGTTAAACTTTATGATCAACATGCTAATTTAGAAGAAAATTCTAGAACAGTAACTATTATAAATTCTTCTGATAGTGTAGATACTAACATCTATGCTGGTCCTGGTATTACTACTAATGAAAGTTTCCAAAGATCTATTAATTGGTCTAGACAAACTGAAGATAGATTTATAGATGGACAAGCAGTTACTAAAGATAGACCTCATTATGAACCATTAATTTATCCTAATACTAATATTATACAATCTGTTGGTGTAGGGTCTACTGTAATATTTGTTTCTAATATTAGAACATTCTTTGATAGTTCTAAAGAGAATTATAATAACCAAACTGATATTAGAATTATTTCTCAAGATAGTTTGGTAGGAGCATCTGCTACTGCTTTTGTTTCTGTTGCTGGAACTGTAACTTCATTTGATATTACAAATCCTGGTGTTGGATATACAATAGCACCTACAGTATCTATTACCACTCCAATAGGACTAACAACATCTCAAGGTGCTAGAGCAACTGCTACTATAAGTGGAGTAGGAACTGTCAATGCTATTACAGTTTCTTATGGAGGAACTACTACTGGATTTGCATACACCAACACTGCTGCTCCATCAGTTTTGATAAGTGAACCAAAATCAATTACTTCAATAGAAACTATTAATGATGTATCTTTATCTGGTGATTTTGGAATCATATCTGGTATTTCTACAACATCTGTTGGTGTTGCATCTACTGGTATTGTCTTTGATTTACTTCTTCCAAAAGAATCATTATTTAGAGATGCTTCTATTGTAGGAAGTGCATTAACAGTGAGTGGAATTTCAACTGGATATTATTTCACAGTCTTTAATTCTAATGTGGGTGCTTCAGTAACTTCTCTATATCAGAATGGAACTGTGGTTGGTATAGGAACATCCTTCTTAGATAATGTATATGAAGTTGCAAATGTTTCTATTGCTCAAACTATGGGTATAGGAATTGGGTTGACTTATGTTGCACAAGTAACAGTAAGTGTTCAAGATTATAATGGTTTAACTGGACTTGGATATAGTGAATTCTTCGGTCAATATAGTTGGGGAAGGATTGCTACTGCTCCTAGAGGAAAAGCAAGGGTATTCACATCTTATGCAGGTAATTCTGATGGATTATCAGGAATAACAACTTCTCCTATTATTGAAAGAGTTAATCCATTAAGATACTTAAATTATAATTCATAAATAACTAAAAAATAAGTAAAAATGTCAGCCATTATAACTGATCAATTAAGAATATTGAATGCTAAGAATTTTGTCTCTGCTGCAACTTCTTCAGTAAATTCATATTATTCTTTTGTTGGTTTACCTAATGCTACTAATTATTCTTCAACCTGGGAGTCTAATCCACCAGCTCCTAAGGATAGTTTTGAACAAGAAGATGATTATTGGGATACCATGATCGCATTAAAGAAGATTAGTACTTCTGATGTACGTAGAATGGTTAATAAAAATACTTGGACATCAGGTATAACTTATGATATGTATAGAAGTGATATTAGTAGAACAAATACAGCAAAACCATCAGGATCAACTAATTTATATTCTGCAAAATATTACATAGTAAATGAAGATTTTAAAGTTTATATTTGTCTTCAAAATGGAACAAATCCAGAAAATACTTCAGGTAGACCTTCTCTAGATCAACCTACATTTACAGATCTAGAACCTAAAGCAGCAGGTGATAGTGGAGATGGGTATATTTGGAAATACTTATTTACTATAAAACCAAGTGATATAACAAAATTTGATTCTACTAATTTTATTCCTGTTCCTACAGATTGGGAAACTGGTACAGATAATTCTGCAGTTAGAGATAATGCATCTAGTAGTGGTCAATTAAAAATTATTACTATTACTAATAGAGGTGCAGGTATAGGTACTGCTAATAGAACCTATACTGGAGTACCTGTAAGTGGGGATGGATCTGGTGCTGAAGCAACTATAGTTATTAATAATGATGCTAAAGTAGAGTCTGTTAATGTGTCTAAAGGTGGATCTGGATATACTTATGGAACTTTAGATTTAGTAGAAGGGGGAGTTCCTACTGGAACTACTGTACCAGTATTTAATGTAATTATTCCTCCTCAAGGTGGTCATGGATCTGATATTTATAGGGAATTAGGTGCAAGCAATGTTTTAATATATTCTAAAATTGAAAATGATTCTTCAAACCCAGATTTCATTACAGGAAATCAAATTGCTAGAATTGGAATAATAGAAAATCCTCAAGCATATAATTCCAGTTCAAATTTAGAATTATCTAAAGCTAGTTCTCTTCATGCATTAAAATTAGTTGGAGCAGGATATACTACTGCTACTTTTAATTTAGATGGACAAGTAACTCAAACTGTGGGTGTAGGATCTACAGCAGTGGGTAGGGTAGTTTCTTATGATCAAACAACTGGTGTATTAAAATATTGGCAAGATAAAAGTTTAGTTGGATTTAATACTGATGGATCTTTAAAAACTGATCCTACTTATGGATATTCTTTACATGCATTTACTGCAACTCCTACTAGTGGAGGATCTGTTAATATTGCTAGTAATGAGGGTACTCTAGGAATAGATACTAACTTTGGTACTTCGGGAACTCCTGGTATAAGTACTGTAATAAATAATAGAACATATTACCTTGGACAAAGCTTTACTCAAGGAGTAGCTTCCCCAGAAGTAGAGAAATACTCTGGAAATATAATATATGTTGATAACAGACCTTCTATTACTAGGTCTGCTAATCAAAGAGAAGATATTAAAGTCATTTTGCAATTCTAAAGAATCATGCCACAGGAAACAAATTTAAATGTCGCTCCTTATTTTGACGACTTTAATGCAAAGGACAAATATTATAAAACATTATTTAAACCTGGATTTCCTGTTCAAGCTAGGGAATTAACAGGATTACAGTCAAATCTTCAAGATCAGATTGAAAAATTTGGAAGTCATGTTTTTCAGGAAGGAAGTTCTGTAACTGGTGGTGGAATTAAATTTTCTAACGCTTATGAGTCTATCAAGGTACAATCGTCCAATAAAGGATTTAATATTCAAGATTATCTTTTTGATTTAACTGATAAAATTTTAGTTGGAAGTGAATCTGGAATAAAACTCCAAGTTAAAGGATTTATGGCAGAGAGATACTCTGACAATTCTTATGTTATATTTGTAAATTATTTAAATAGTGGATCTAATAATAATGAAAGATGTTTATCTGGAGAATCTTTACTTTTAGATGGAGATGCTTTTACTACTAATAGTGGTTTACTTTTCCAAACAGGAGAATCTGTTGCTCAATTGATGGCTGGAGTATGCACTTTTATAGGATGTGCTGCTGTTTTATCTGAAGGTATATACTTTGTACGTGGTTACTTTATAGAAGTTAAAAAGCAAACTACAATATTAAGTCCTTTTGTTAATAACGTTAGTGCTAAAGTAGGACTTAAAGTTGTTGAAACTATTATTAATTCTGATATAGATAGAACTCTAACAGATAATGCTGCTGGATATAGTAATTATACTGCACCTGGAGCTGATAGATTATTAATAGAATTAAAATTAGAGACAGTTGGTATTAATGATCAAGGTACTCCTGATTTTATAGAGTTATTGCAAGTAGTAAATGGTACAGTATCTTCTAGTCAGGATAGATCTAAGTATAATGATTTAAGTAAGGAATTTGCTAGAAGGACATTTGATGAATCAGGAAATTATTATGTTACCCCATTTGCTCTTACTCCTAGAAATACATTAAATAATTTTGAAGGAAATAATGGAATCTTTAGTCAAGATCAAAAAACTTATAATAATAATGATCCAAGTGAAGATTTGGGAACTTATAAGTTTTCTCCAGGAAAAGCATATATTGAAGGGTATGAAGTAGAAACTATAGTACCTTCTTTTTTAGATTTTGAAAAACCAAGAACTACTAAACTTTTAGAAAACCAAAGTATCAATTACGTTACAGGACCAACTTTTACTTTAAATAGGGTTTCTGGTTCACCTAATATTGGAGTAGGTACAGATTATACAGTTAGTTTAAGAGATCAAAGAGTGGGTGCTGCAGGAACTACTGCTGCAGGAAAAGAAATTGGATTAGCACGTGTATATGATTTTGCATTAGAATCAGGTTCTTATGATGCCTCTAATGCTAATATTAATGAGTGGGATATTGCTTTATATGATATTCAGACATATACAGACATTGCTTTAAATACTCCAACAACTTTATCTGTTCCAACTCATATTAAAGGTAAATCTAGTGGAGCTACTGGATATTTGAGAAATGCTGTAACTAGTTCAACATCAGTTACTGCATACAATACTAAAGGAACATTTATTACTGGTGAACAATTCATTTTTAACGGTGTAGAAAGTGGAAATATTGCTGCAGGAGCAACTTCTTATAATACTAGTGATATTAAATCTATCAATGGTACAGTAAGTACAGCAAGCACTTTTAATGCAGATGTAAAACAAAGTAATTTATTCTCTTTTGGAGAAGTTAATGTTAGTGCAGCTACTACTTCAGGAGCATATCTAGGAATTTCAACTGTAACTAGTACTGATCCTACTAAGTTTTTTACAGGAATTGCTACTGTTGGTAACATAGTAGAATATACAAATTCTGGATTAAATACCACTGCTTATGCAAGAGTTGAAAGTGTTTCTCAACATTCTCTAACTATTTCTGGTGTAACTACTGTTTCTGGTGTTTGTGAAGGTGGATTACCTAGCACTTCAATCAATCCTTCAAGTTTCAAAATACTTACTTCTCAATTCCAATCTTCTACAGATAATACACTATTTACTGCTTTACCTAAGCAAAATATTTCTAATGTAGATTTAACTAATTCTTCTATAACTATAAGAAAGCAATTTGATGTAACTATTAGTAGCAATTCTACAGGAGCAGTTAGTAGCGGAAGTGCATCAGAAACATTCTTACCTTATGATGAAGAAAGATATGTATTAATCCGAACAGATGGTACAACAGAATCTCTTTCATCTGATAAAATTAATTTTAATACTGGTTCTACTACAATAACTATTAATGGATTGGGTGGAGATAGTCCAGCTAAGTTAATAGCCACTTTAAGAAAGATAAATGTAAAGGAAAAAGTTAAAGAAAAGCAAAAAATTAATGTATTAACTATTTCAAATTCTACAGATGTTTCTTCTGGAATAGGAACTACTACTTTAAATGATGGTCTTACTTATGGTACTGTATATGGAACTAGAGTTCAGGATGAAGATATATCCTTAAATGTTCCAGATGTAACAAAAATTTATGCAGTAATAGAATCTAATAATGCTAGTGATCCTGTTTTCCCTAGAATATTATTACGTTCTATCAATAGTGCTACGGGAAAAACTGGTGATATTTTAATAGGAGAAACATTTATAGGAAAGACCAGTAATGCCAAAGGAATATATGTAAGTAAGTATGATGATTCAACTATTAATTATGTTTCATTAAATGACTATACTTTCCAAGAGAATGAAATTATTTCTTTTGAAGATTCTACTATAGAAGCAACAGTTTCTTCTACTACTTTAGGATCTAATAATATAACAGAAGAGTTTACTTATGATGATGGTCAAAGAAGTACCATTTATGATTATTCAAGAATGGTAAGAAAAGCTAGTTATAGTTCACCATCCAAAAGAATATCTATAATATTTGAATCTGCTTACTTTACATCATCAGACACAGGAGATATTACTACTGCCAATTCATATAATAATTTTACATATAAAGATTTACCTACAATAGGTCAAAATAATGTAAGTGATATATTAGATATTAGACCAAGAGTATCAGATTTTTCAGGAACTACTTATTCACCATTTGAATTTTTAGGAAGAACATTTACTGCTTCTGGTAATTCTGCTACTAATATTCTAGCGTCAGATGAGTCTATATTATTAGATTATTCTTTCTATCTACCTAGACTTGATAAAATTTATTTAAATAAAAATGGAACATTCCAGTTAGTTAATGGAATTCCTGCAGAGACTCCAATATGGCCAAATGCTGTTGATGGTGCTTTAGAAGTTGCTTCTGTTTCTTTACCTGCTTATCTTTATAGCGTTAGTGATGTTAATATCAATTTAGCAAATTATAAAAGATATCAGATGAGTGATATCAATAGATTGGAAAAAAGAATTGAAAGTTTAGAATTCTATACTTCTCTCTCTTTATTAGAGAAAGATACGTTGAATATGCAAATTACAGATACTGATGGATTGAATAGGTTTAAATCTGGATTTTTTGTTGATGATTTCTCTAATACTGATAATCAACTTAAGAAAACTATTGTAAAAAATAGTATTGATTATAAGAAGGGGGAACTCAGACCTTCACCTTATACTACAGAACTTGATTTGAAAGTAGATACTAATAGTTTTAATGGTATCAGACAGACTGGTAGAGTTTTAACTTTAGATTATGTTAACGTACCTTTTGTTAGAAATACATATGCAACTAGAACTGAAAGTGTAACACCTTTTCTTATCAACTATTATGGTGGATCTATTACACTAACTCCAGAATCTGATGTGTGGGTAGATCAAGTTGTTTTAGATGCTAAGTTAGAAGATTTAGATACATTTACAGAAAGCAGTGAACAGGTAGCCGCTGGTGGATGGGACCCTGATACAGGATATAGTCCTGTAGTTTGGGGTGGATGGGAGACTACTTGGACAGGTGGTGGTGGATCAACTCAGATTGATACAGATACTAGTACTCATTGGGGCGGATGGAGTGATAATGGAAATGGATATAGATCAAGAGATAAATTTAGAACTGTTACAACTACATTTAGAAATGAAGCAACAACTATTAAGGAAGAAAAAAAGGCTACCAGATCTATAGAGAGAGAAACTTTTAGTACTATTAATGAAGGTCCAAAAGTACTTAATACTAATATAACTCCTTATATGAGATCTAGAAATTTAGATTTCTCTTGTAAGGGTTTGAAACCTACTACTAGTGTATTTGGTTTCTTTGATGGAGAAAATGTTAATAAGTTTATAGTTCCAAAACTTATTGAAATTTCTATGGTTACTGGAACGTTCCAAGTAGGTGAAACTGTTATTGGAACTACTTCTGAAGGAAAAGAATTAATTAGATTTAGAGTTGCAGTATCTAATCATAAAATGGGTCCATATGATGATCCTGGTATTGTATATAATACAAATCCTTATTATTCATCCACTCCACTTAGAAGAGGAACTGTTTTAGTTGATAGTATATTACCTACATCAGCAGATGATGGTGCATCGTCAGAAACTCTTTTAGTTCCTGCAGAATATTCTTCTACTTCTAATATTTTAAATGTAGATACATTAAGTTTATCTGATAAATCAGAAAATACTTATCATGGATATGTAGAAAAGGGTCTTAAATTAGTTGGACAAACTTCTAGTGCTCAAGCAACTATTAGCAACCTTCATTTAAAAACTGATACTTTAGGGTCAGTAAGAGGATCTTTCTTTATACCCAATCCTAATGATATAACTACACCTAAATTTGAAACTGGTAAAAAGGTCTTTAGACTTACAAGTAGTAGTACTAATAGTCAATCTGCTCAAAATGTAGGTACTGATGCTTCTCAAGTATTTGATGCTTCAGGTAGTCTTGAAACTGTTCAATCTACTATTATCAGTGTTAGAAATATTCACACTCATACTCAAATACAGACTGAGACTAGAAGTAGTACTAGTGGTGGAGGAGGTACTTACACTACAACTGACACCCAAAAGATAGGTTCAGATGATGAACACTACAGCACTGGTGGTGGTTCAGTAAGACAGGATCAGTGGTGGCAGGAAGTTTATACAGCTCCTGGTGTATTGGCACAAGTAACAACAGATAATCAAGGAAATACAGATATTATCTATGCTAATGAGTATGGTAAGGAAACTGCTAATAATGCAGAAACTATAGAACAGCAAAATCTTACTGTATATGATAATTATTCAGATTTTCAAGCAGCAAAGAGTGCCGCCGGCGGCAGCCTTATGACAAATGTGAATGAAGATACTAATACTGGAACTGGTAGGATAGTTGCATTCGTAGATGAGTCAACTATGGATCCGATTGAAAAAGCATATACTAAAGCATTAGGTAGAATGCCTGATGCTAGTGGAGCAGCATATTGGGCAACTGATCCAGCATATACAGCTGCAAGTACTCCTGAAGCTAAACTGGATGTGATGTTAGCTCACTTGGATTATTCTGATGAAGGAACTGCAAAAGCAGAGCAAGGAGATGATTGGGAGGGAGTTAATTCATTCTTTGAAGGCAAGGATCATTCTTCCTTTAAAGATGGACCTTTATGTGCTAATAAAACAGACCCTCTTGCTCAAACTTTCTTTGTAGATAATCAGGTTGGTGTTTGTATTACTAGATTAGATTTGTTTATGGCAACTAAAGATGAATCTTTGCCATTAATAGTTCAGTTAAGAACAGTAAAACTAGGATTACCAACTGATGAGGTTATTCCTTTTGGTGAAGTTGTATTAGAACCAGAAAATGTTGCTGTATCTGATAATGCTTCTGTAGTTACACCTATTCTATTCCCTGGACCAGTTTACTTATCTCCAGGCCAAACTTATGCTGTAGTTCTTCTTTCAGTAAGTTCTAACTATAGTACTTGGATATCTAGAGTAGGAGAAGTAGAAATTAATACAGTAAATGCTGCTGAGTCTGAGCAAATGCTTATATCTTCTCAGCCAACATTAGGTTCTTTATTCAAATCTCAAAATGGAGAAACTTGGAACCCAAGTCAGTGGGAAGATCTTAAGTTTACTCTTTATAGAGCTAATTTTGCACCAAATCAAGGAACTGTTAACTTTACAAATCCAAGTTTATTCAGTTATTCTGATGATATTAATGCCTTACGTAAAGATTCATTAGAAATTTCTTCTAATAAAATAAGGATAGGATTTAATACTACTATATCTGATACTGCAATAACTGTTGGAAATATAGTTTCTCAGTTGGGTAGCAATGCTACAGGAAATTATGTAGGTTCAGCTGGAACAGCAAGTGGAAATTTAACTATCACAAATGCTGGTGTAGGATATACTCCTTCTTCTGGTACTGAAACATATAATCATGTTCCTATGGTCACTCAGACAGGTAACGGAAGAAATGGAACATTGAACATGACCATAACTAATGGAGTAGCAATTGCAGCAACTGTAGTTAATGGTGGTAGTGGATATTCTATAGGTGATGTTGTTGGGGTATCTACTGTTGGATTAACTTCTCTAGGAAAAGATATTAAATTCTCTATTGCTTCTCTTGGTGGAGTTAATGAATATATTCTTGATAATGTTCAAGGTGATTTTGCAACTGGTGTAGGTAAAACAATTCAATATACAGCAGGTGCTGCTGCTACTGATCTTAATGGTCAAGCAGGAGGAAATGTTTGGTTATCAGGATCTCCTGTAACATCTACTGATGGACTTCATATTAAGGTTAATCAGAAAAATCATGGTATGCATACTACTCAAGATGTAGTTACATTTACAGATGTTCAATCTGATATTACTCCTACTAAGTTAACAGTTGATTATGATTCAGTATCTACAGGGTCTATGGTACTTGATGATGCTTCTGACTTTGCTGAATTTGAAAATGTAGGTGTTGGTTCTACTAACTTAGGATATATTAAAGTTGGTAGTGAGATTCTTTCTTATAGTGGAGTAACTAATAACACTTTAAGTGGAGTTAGTAGAGGAGTTGATTCTACCAAAACATTATCTCATAGTAGTGGAGATTATGCTCATAAGTATGAATTAAATGGTGTATCCTTAAGAAGAATTAATACTGACCACAATCTTTCAAATGCAACTGTTTCTACTCCTCAGGGATTAGATTATTATAATGTTAAGATTGACACTTCTACTAATGGAGTTAATAGATCAGTAGGAACAAGTTTACCAATTCTTCACTTTAATCAGACTAAATCTACTGGTGGTGAAGGTGTTTATGCTACAGATAATATACCATTTGAAATTTTAACTCCTATTGTTCAAAATATTACACCTACTGGTACTAATATTTCTGGTCAAATAAGAACTATTACTGGATCTAGTATTGATGGATCAGAAGTTCCTTATCAGGATAAGGGATTTGAGGACATTAGTTTAATTACTGATAACTACATGTCTAGTCCTAGAATGATTGCTTCTAGAATTAATGAGACTACTTCATTACCTAATTTGCCAGATAACAAATCATTCACTTTAAACTTATCTTTGGGAACTAATACTCCTGCAATTTCTCCAATAGTTGATTTGGATAGAATTGCAATGATATTTACTTCTAATAGGATTAATAATCCAGTTACTAATTGGATTACTGATAATAGAGTTAATACATTAAAAGATGATCCTAATGCTTTCGTATATGCATCCCAACCAGTTAGTTTGGAGAATGGTGCAACATCTATTAAGATTCACTTAGAAGCTCATATTAATATTACTAGTGATATTAGAGCATTCTATGCATTAATGGAAGATCCAAATGATGAATTAATTTATCAGCCATTCCCTGGATATGATAATTTATTATCTACAGGTCAGGTTGTAGATCCAGCAAAGAATAGTGGACTTCCTGATAAATTAAAAGCTAAGACAGATGTTATAGCATATACATCAAATCAAGTAGTATGGAATGATTATGAATTTAGTATTGACAATCTTCCAACTTTCAAATACTTTAGTATTAAATTGGTAGGTACTGGTACTAATCAGGCACAACCACCTAGAATGAAAAATCTAAGAGTACTTGCTCTAGCATAATATGAAACACTCACATGTAGAAGGTCATGCTGATTTGATTCGTGATAATAGCACAGGTGCTATTTTAAATAATGATTCAAGTCAGTATAACCAATACTTATCTCTTCGTGCTAAAAGAAAGCAAGGAACAGATAGGATAGATAATATGGAGGATGATTTAAAATCCTTAAAGGATGATATTAATGAAATCAAAACTTTACTAAAAGCACTATCTAATGGC